GCATCGACGCGGGGCCTTCGAGCGTCACCTTCCGCAAGGTCCGGCGCACGGGCCCCTAGGGCCGGGAGGCCCCGGCGATCAGGGCGAGCGACCCCGGGCGGGCGAGGGCGGTGGCGGTGAGAGTGCCAACAACCTGTAGGAAATTCAACGAGATAGGGGGGTCCGGTAAGTGCCGACCTGGGCACGAATGGCCGACACTTACTCAGACATTTTGATGGCGGATTATCTGCGCTAACTCAGAGGATGAGCTTCGAGGACGCCCTTCGCGTCCAGGAAGTCGGTGCTCTGGAGGTGCATGTAGTGGTCCATGGTGACCTGGACGGAGCTGTGCCCGAGCCACAGGGAGACCTTGTGGATGGGCAGGCTCTTCGCCAGCCGGGTCCCGCAGGTGTGCCGCATGGTGTGGAGCACGACGTCGGAGAGGTCGTAGCCCTTCGCTTTCAGGTCGCCGCGGATGTTGTCCCACATGTACCAGACGGTCGCCGGCTTCAGCGGGAACAGCCGGCCGTCGATGGCCGCCATCTTCAGGTACTGCAGCTCCGCCTCGATGGCCGAGGTCAGGGGCAGCCTCCGGGGCTTGTCGTTCTTGGTCGTGTAGCGGGGGAAGGTGACGAACGTGGTCCGCTCGTTGCCCGTACCCTCCTCCTCCAGGAACGTGTCGCGGACGTTCAGCGCCTCGCCCAGGCGGCAGCCCGTGTCGAGCAGCCACCGGATCAGGATGCCGAAACGCCGCCAGTCGCGCGTCGGCTCCTTCAGCCGCCGCTCGGCGATGGCGACGAACACTGCCGCCTCCTCCTTCGGCTCCAGGACCCGGTCGCGCTGGTTGCGGGCCGTGATCTGGGGGAAGGCGGGCTTGCCCATGAGGTAGGGCCGGCCGGCCTCGTCCGTCCACTTGGTCGCCATGGTCAGGGCCTTGGACACCATGTCGAGCTTGCGCTTCACGGTGCCGGCCGCCAGTCCCTCGGCGAACATGTCCTCGGCCAGCTTCTCCAGCCTGGAGTACGTCATGTCCGTCACCAGCTCGTCGCCGAGCTTGGCGGAGAGGTACTTCAGGTTGGACCGCACGGTCGCCTGGGACTTGCACTCCCGGGGCGACCAGACGGTCAGCTCGCACTTGCGGAACAGGTCGGCCATCGTGAAGCCCGAGGACTTCCCGGCGGGGCCTGCGCCCGGCGCGCGCGGCTTGGCGGACTTGGTGTCCAGCCCGAGGATGATGTCGCGGGCCTTCTTCATGGCCTCGCTCTTGTCGGTCAGGCCGGTGGACACACGTCGGCGAGCCCCGGTCTCGGGGTCCTCGTAGTCCACCAGCCAGACGCCGTTTGGCTTCCGGCGGAGGTTCATGTCAGCTACTCCTCGTCGCCCGTGACGGTGCGCAGGGCGGTAATCAGCTCGTTGGCGGCGGAGATGCCCTCGGCGGTGAGCTTCAGGTACTTCCGGCGGCGGTCGAGCGGGTCCTCCTCGGTGGTCACCCAGCCGAGGGCGTTGGGGGTCCGATGGGTCGGGACCCTGAAGGTGTCGAGCGTCCGCTCTATCGTCTGCCCGATGAGGGGTCGTCCCTCCAAGTCTTCACCAGCCAAGTCCTGGATGTCAGACAGCGTGATGCTGCGTCCCATGGCGCTGGCGTAGCAGACGAGGAGGAGCGCGAGGGACTGCCTAATGGTAGTCCGCTCCGGAACCGCGGCAGCGAACACCTTCATCGCCGCCGCCAAACGCTCGAAGTCTCCGGCGGAAGTCTTGTCCAAGCTCGCTGAGCGTTGGCCTCCCTCCCTCCGGCCGGGGCGGGCCGCTGTCATGGTTTGCATCCTGATTGGCTTCCGTCTTCGCGGTTCTATCCGCTGGGTTGCGCGAGTCGATAGCCCTCAGGGTGAGTTCCCCGGACTTGCGGCTCGACGTTGTGGGCTCGGGCACCTCGTACTCCTGGTGATGCTGCGGACGCGGCGCACTGCTGCCGTCCCCCTCACCGACCGTGGTGTTCAATCCCGGCCGGATAAGGTGGGTTAGCTCAGAAGCTGCGTCAATGCGCAAGCTGCGCTTCGATGGACGTATTGCCACAGGACGGCTGTGTGTTCTCATTCCGTTCACGGTAGCAGCCCCCGCCCCGGATGGGGAGGGGACGGCGACGGAAACCCGTGAGTAGTCCTACGGGGAGACCGTGGGGGCGTACTCGTCGGTCAGGTCTTCGAGCATCTCGTCGGCCGTGCGGAGGCGTTCCTCGGCACGGGACAGCTCGGTCTCGGTGGCGTGCTCGTCCGCGCTCATCAGGCGGTACTCCTCCGCGAGGTAGTCGCGGAGTTGGCGGACGCGCTCGACGTAGTCTTGTTCCGGGTCCATGTGCTGTGCCTCCTCAGATGATCGTCAGGGAGACAGAGCCGTTCGGACCCCGGTTCCACCGGGCGGTCTTGCCGTAGCGGGACTGATAGGTCCGCTCCGAGAACCGGCGGAAGCCGTTCATGGACAGGTAGTCGCGCGCGTCCGCCGCATCGGCGAACTGCAGGTGTCTTGCAGCCGACATGGTAGTTCTCTCTCGATGAATGCAGGTTGAACCGCGCTCGGTCGGCGCGGCCTATGGTTGAGACGCCCACCGATCCCCCGACCGATGGGCGCTCCGGTTCAGATGCGGACGAAGCGGTCCAGGACCGCAGCGCCCGTACCGAGGAAGCCCACCCAGGAGGTGAGCGGGCCGTGCAGGCTCTCGACGTAGTCACGCAGGGTTCCGGGGAGGAAGTGCTGGACGACGACGACCAACCCAACGTCCACCACGGCCAGGGCCATGGCCGAGCCGAGGCAGGCGTGAAACACGAGGTTCAGGCGATGGCCCCGCGCGGGCGGGTGACCGGGAGGCAGGCCCCTCATCCGAACCTCCCGAGCAGGAGCCCGAGGAGGTGGTCGCCGCTCATGACGCCCGGCCCCAGGATGATGATCGCCAGGAGCAGGATCACGAGCTGGGCCTCAGGCATATAGAGGACCTTCGCGACCCAGTCGCACGGGTCTCGCGGGCGCTTGGCGGCGACCTCCCGGAAGCAGTCCAGGTAGATCGCGCCGGCCAGGATCACGATGAGACCGGCGGCGGCCGGCAGGGTCAGCACCCCAGCCAACAGCCCGAGGCCCCCGAGGAACTCCCCGGCAGGGACCAGTCACTCGGTGACGGGGCTGTAGCAGCCGAGCCGCTTGAACAGCCCGACCAGCCGCTCGTGGACCTCGCGCACGAACAGCTTGTGATACCCCGAGGAGGCGAAGAAGGCCCCCGCCGAGCCCCGGAGCATGAGGGAAACGAGATCGGCGTGCGTCATTCGGCGTCTCCGTCCAGGATCACGGCGATCTCCTCGATGAGGCACGCCTCGTAGGCCGCGGAGATCACGGTCTCCTCGGCGAGGCGCGAGAACGCCTGCGCCATGGTCCGGCCCAGCTCGGCCAGGGGCTGGCCGTTCGCCCGCACCAGCTCCACGGCGGCGTTGAACAGGGCGATCATGTAGCAGCCGGGGCAGAGGGGCCGCGTCCAGTCGATGACCACGCCCGCGGCCGGCGCGAACTCTCGCGCTCCCGGGTAGCCGCCGCCGTCCAGCTCGCCCGCGCTCTGGCGGCGCAAGGCCGGGTCGCGGTGGCGCATCATGTGCTCGACCTGGAACGCGAGGTCCCGGCCGAAGTCCCGCCGGGTGTGGTCCTCGATATGCACGAGGTTACAGTCGCCCCCGTAGACACGGCCATCCGTGCCATTCCGGGTCAGCACTGCGGCGAACTGGACCAAGGACATGGTCATCTCTCCGATGCAGTTGTGGTTGTGGTGCAGGCACGGGGCCGCGACCGCCCAGGCGGGCGGTTTCGCCGGGGTCTCACCGGCTCGTCAGGCGGCTAAACGCTGGGCTAACTCAGGGGGTGCGGGCCGGAGCCCGCCGTCCGGCAGGCGGGCAGACCGGACGTAGAGCGAGCGGGCTTCCGCCTTGGTCAGGGCGGGGTTGACCGCGGGACCATAGACGGGGTCGGTCAGGACCAGCCGATAGTCCTTGTCCACCATGGCGTTGCTGTCATGGAGGTCGAACGCGTCGAAGTTCCGGCGCAGGCGGCGGATCAGCCGCTTCCGTGCTCCGTTCATCGCGCTCTCTTGCTAGAAGACGAAGGCGGCCAGCCACGAGGCCAGCGCCAGGAGCCCCAGGGCGATGCACCCCAGGGCCAACAGGACGTCAGGCGGGGGACGGCTCATGCCGCCCCCGGCCGAACCTCGACCGCCTCCGAGCTGGGCTCCAGGTCCAGAACCCCGATGGCTGCGGCGACCTCGGCGATGCGCTCCCACGACAGGTAGTGACAGCCCGCGACCATGTCGCCCTGGGCCGTGATCTTGGACACCTGGAAATGGCCCACGCGAATGGTCCGGCCGTTCGCCCGGAACTCCTCCCCGGCTTCCCGGCACCGCTTGACGAAGCGGAACACCTTCAGTGCGTGCCCCAGGGGCACCGACGCGCCCCGGGACGTCTCCAGGACGTCGCCACGGGCGCGCATGTAGACAGACCCGCGCTTGTCGATGGCGTAGGCGGGCGGGCAGTGGTCCCGAACACCGGCGAGCCACTCCTCGAACGCCCTCCGGTCACTCTCGCGCTTTTCGGCGAGGCGACGGCGGGCGACCGCGACGGCCCGCGCGGCCTCCGCCTCGGCCGCCTCGGCCAGCCCGTCAAGCCCCGGCTCGTTCCAGTCCAGAGCAAAGAACCGGGCGTAATGGCGGGCCTCCGACAAGAGAGCCATCGCGCGCTCATTGTTGGCGGCGCGGCTCCACTCCATATGCGCACGCCTCGCGGTCGCCGCGGCCCTGCCAGCGGCCTCCGCGTAGTACCTCAGGTTGTCGGCGTGGCCGACCGTCGCTCCCGGAACGTGGAAGATCGGCAGGCCCAGCCCATGGACCGCCTCCTCGGCGAGGCCCTTGTGGCTCGTCGTGGTGGGAAAATAGGAACGGGTGTTCAGGAGAACGGCGCGCTGGCCCCGATCATTCTGGACGAAGCGGCCCACCACGTAGTGCGCCCCGTAGCTGTAGAGGGTCGGCCCCTCAAAGTAGAAGTTGCCGTTGTGGCTGCGGCCCTCCGGTTGCTCCTGTTGAGCCCAGACGTGGGCCACCATGGCGTTATCGAACACGCGACGCATAGCGGATCACCCCGCGGGTTTCCCGGCGGGCCTCCTTCAGGTTGTCAGGATGCGTTTCGGCCGTGCCCGGCCCTCATCAGCGCCCCGGCTTCAGGGGCGGACGCGGCCCAGCGGCCGGGGGAGACCGCTGGGCTTGCTCAGGGGTTACGCGGCGAGCTTCGCCTTGGAGAGGTCGGCGGCGAACGACTCGACAAGCTCTTGCGCGCGGCGGCGGTAGCTCGGCGCGACGTGGCGGGTAAACGCCCGCTGATCCTTTGGGAACTCGCCCGTGCGGTCGAACGCGAACGCCTGCCCGATGACCTCGGCCAGGATCAGGGAGGCCCAGCCGACGACGCGGTCAGTGGCTCCATAGAGCTTCACAAGGTGGAACACCTGAAGCTCGGCCGCCTTGGTCTCCCCGGCGAGGTCGAACGGGAACTGCCCGGCCCAGTGAGCCCAGTCATGCCACGCGCGGAAGGCCCAGTTGACTTCCGGGTCTCCGAAGATGGTCGCGTCGCTCTCGCCGTTCCAGACGAGCATCCGGCCGGTGGCCGAAATGTGCGCCGTCAGTTTCTGCAGGGTGTCAGGAGCTTCCGGCCCAACATCGTACCCTGTCGGGAACAGTTGGGAGGCGATTTGGAGAACGGCCACGTTAAGGCCGGTGTCAAAGGGCTTCAGCATGTCTCAGGCTCCCACATGAACCGGACGCCAACCGTCCGGCTCATCAGGAAGTCAGCCGCTGGGCTTACTCAGGGGTGTCGCGGGGCCTCGTCGGGAGGCCCTCGTCTTCTCCGGCGGAGCCCCCAGGGCTCGCGCCGTCTTCTTCTCTCACGCAAGGTCACTCGCGGGCTCATGGTTGTCCCCTCTCGTTTCTCTTGTTGGTCGCGTTTCGGCCGTGCTCGGCCATCATCAGCGGGGGAGCATCACCCCCGGACGCGCAAAGCCCCCGGCTAGAAAGCCGAGGGCAGGTAGTCATGGATGCGTCGTCAGCCCTCCCCAATGGCGAGGATATCCAGGTCCTCTAGGGTGCCGATGACGTCGTCCAGGGCGCTAAGCGTCTCTTGCATAGCCGCTCCCCGCTCCCCCTCTTGGAAGCTCGGGGGCATGTTGTCGAAAGCGTCTTGCTCCCCGTCGCGGACCTCCTCTAGGAGGGCAAGAGCCTCATCCCGGAGGGCCGAGGCCCGCTCCAGTAGCTTGCGGCGTTCGCGGTTCATCAGCGCGGCCCCGTAATCGTTTCGATGATGAACGGGCCGAGGGTCAGCCCGAAGATCACGGCGAGACCAGACAGAAGTTCCATGGCGTTTCGGGCCTCCCTAGCCCTCATCAGCGCGGCGGATCAGCCGCGGACGCCATCACCAACCCCGTTAAGCCTTCTCAAGGCTAGCCCCACTCGGGAGGGTGCGGCGGTCGAGCCCGCCGGGCGGAGTTACCCGGGAACCGCCTGCGCCGACCAAGCCGCGCGCCGCAGTACCCGCTCCGCCTCCCGAGGTCCCGTTGCTCCCGTAGCGCCTCACGGCGAGGCCCGAAGGCCCCAGGGACGCCAGCTCAACCTAACGCCCCCGCCACGGTCCCGAGGAACCGATGTTGGTGACCTCCCCAGGGCGCTAGCCCCTATGCTTGGCCGGGGAGGAGTGGCCGTGCCGCCGAAGCGACAAGCCGACATATGCGCTAGATCATCGAATGAGGAAAGCCAGAAGTCCACAAAATGGACCGAAATCTCACAACTCCCTGTTTTGACTCAGGAAAAAAATGCAGGGGCTCCCCCGGTCCCCCCTGCCCCCGCCCGCACATACGCGCGGCCATGGTGCCCCCCGCCGCAAAGCCCCAGGGAGGCCCCAGGGAGCCCCGCCAGGGCGTCCGGCTACTACCCCAGCGGCCAACCCCAGGAAGCCCGCCAGTGAGCCCCAGGGAGGCGCGGCAGGGCATCCCGATGTTCCCGGCTCCCCAGCCGCAGGGCGGACGCGCGGAGACCCGGCAGGAGACCCGGCAGGAGAACCACGAGGGGACCGGGTTGGCTGGGGCGAAAAAAGCAGGGGGCATCAAGGGCGCGGGCCGGAGCATCAGGGTCCAAGGCCAGCCCCGCCGGTTGCCCCTGCCGTGCTCCTCAGGAGCCCTGCCCGCCCGGCCTTGGCATTCCTAGAGGCATCAAAGCTCAACAAAACCAATCGCTTGGCAATCGCCGTGCCGAGCCCCTATGCCAACGCGGCCCCAGGGGTAGCCCTCAGGGTATGCCCCCGGGGGCTAGGTGGGGGCCTGGGGGGACTACGGAAACTTGGTCACGCGGTATGGGCTGTCGGAAATCCGACCCAAAAACGATCCGGCCTGCCGTTGGCAGGAAGACCCCCTTGGCTGGGAGGAATAGGAGGGGAGGAGGTCTTGAAATCCAGCCTCCCCTCACTATCTAAACCCTCAGGGTATACCCGTAGGTTCACCTGTTGGTTCACCCATCAGGAGGTAGGGTAGGGTATAGGGTAGGGTCTATACCCCTCAGGGTTCACCTCAGGCTCTCCCCCAGGTTCCCCTCCGGGTCCCCCTCAGGTTCCTGCCCGGTGCCCGTCGTTGGCCGGTGGGCTTCCCCAGCCCGGCCCCGATGATGGTGCCAGCGAAGAACTCCCGCTCGAACTCCTCCTCCTGCTTCCGCTTCCACGTCTCCTCCGCCTTGAGGGCGTCGGCGTTCATGTACGGGGTCCAGTAGGCGAGGGCCTGGGCCAGGACGTCGATGAGGTCGTCGTGACGCAGCGCCCCACGGGCATCCGTCAGGTGCGTGAGCTGATACAGCCCCCGGTGAACCGTGTCGGGCTGGGCGAGGTCCATGCGGGCCACCGTGGCGTCGAGCACCAGCCGGTGCTGCTCCAGGGTGGGACGTACGTAGTTGAGGATACGGACCTCCTTCTGCCCCGAGACCTTGTAGCCCTCGACCGGCGTTGGCCGGCGGCGGGCGACCACGGGCTCCAGGAGGCGGGCGAACATACCGTCCCCGAAGTTGTCCTCGGTGCAGATGAGGTTGACCTCCTCCTCGGCCGCGATCTCGGCGATCCGCTGCAGGGTCTCCGGGGAGTAGCCGTCCGGGAACCCGCCCCAGCGCCGGATGAACACGTAGCCGTTGAGGAACTTGGTGACCACGTAGGCCGTGCGGTCCTTGCCGCGGCCCGAGGGGTCGATGTGCATGACCGAGCCGGTGAACTCGGAGAACTCCGGGGAGGTGAACACCGGCCGGCACAGGCGGTCCCCATCGAAGCCCACGTTGGGCAGCGCGGGGTCCTTGATGATCTGGTCTGGCCCGCTGCCCCACACGAGACGCATCGGGGCCACCTTCCGGTCCACGTCGGTCACGATGAGGTCACGGGTCTTGAGCGGGTAGCGGTCGGCGTCGGCGAGGGAGGTGTCGAGCTGGTACTGCAGGAGGAAGCCGGCCTTGCCGCGCTCCGCCTCCTTGCGGATCAGCTCCAGCTCGTTGAACCGGACGGGGTTGGTCGGGGCTCCCCCGGTGCCCGTGCCGGTGTCCTTGCAGAGGTCCGGGTCGGCCTCGATGTCGGCGAGCAGGAGCGGCGCGAGGGTGCCCAGGTAGTTGCCCAGGCGGGAAGCCAGCGGGTAACGGGCGGGCCAGATTCGGACGTCGTAGCCGCGCTCGGGGAGACCCTTGTAGATGGACTCCATGCTCTGGGGCGTGCCCAGGTAGATGATCTCGGAGCCGGGCTTGGCGATGTCGCCATACTCGCCCGTCAGGCGGCGGAGCTTGTCCCGCTGGGTCTCCGTCTCGGAGTTCTTCGGGACCTCGACGTCGTCGGAGATCAAGATGTCGGAGCGCGAACCAGTGATCTGCCCGGTGATGCCGGCGCACTTCACGCTCGGGCTCTTGTCGGGGACGCAGTTGCCGACGTCGAAGGCCAGGGTCGAGGAGCGGCGACCGCCGCGCAGCTCGGCCCACAGCTCGTCGCCGGCCGGGTGGTAGATGATCTGCTGGATGAGGGAGGCGTTCTCGACCGCGAGGTCCTCGCCCGCGGAGACGATGAGCACCTTGAGGTTGGGCTCCTTCCACAGCCGCCACACCACGTAGGCGCACGTCAGGAAGGACTTACCGACCCCCCGGAACGCCTGGATGAACCGCTTGCTGGGGCCGCCGGCTAGATACCGGCCGATGTCGAGCTGGATGCGATCCGGCGCTGGGAGCGCCAGGATGTTGGTCCAGACGTACCAGAGGAACTTGAGGAAGTCCCCCTGGAGGATATCTTTGGAGGTCACTGAGCTAAGGTCGGTCTCTGAATATGCCCAGAGGCCGCGCTGGACGGCCCGTGGCGGCCGATCTCGGGTGCCCGGCTAGGGTAGTAGCCGGGGCAACCCGAGGGGCCCGTAGGGCCGGGAAATCGGCCTAGTGGAACAGGAAGCGGTGGAGCTTGACCGCGGCCATCATCAGCTTGGCCAGCCATGGCGGCGTGCCATCCTCGATGGCGGCGGCCACGAAGGCGGAGTCCGCGCGGGTGGCCGTGTAGAACTGCCGGTGGTCGAGCATGTAGTCGTGGATGATGGAGGCGCGGAAGTACCGCGGGTCCCGCGGCTTCAGGAGCCAGCGGACGTAGGGTGGGAGGGTCGCGCCGTCGAACTTGTAGCCGGGCGGGACGACCACATGGAGGGTGTCGAGCTGGACGTTATCGTAGACCAGCGGGGCGGTGAGCACGCCTACGGGTTGGCCGTTGCGGCGCTCGCCTGTCTCAGCGAACGCCACCGGCCCGTTGAAGGGCAATGGGACCTTTCGGGTTGTGGAAGGTTAGTGGTGAGCCCCGCGCTGGGCCTCTGCGTCGAGGTCCAGGTCGGCCAGCGTGGAGGCCAGCCGGTCAACCCGCGGGGACTTCTCGGGGGCGGCCACGCCGTTCATCCCGAGGAACTTCATCACCTTGTCCAGGAGCTGAGGGTTGATGGGCTCGCCGGGGACGGTCTTGCCGTCCACGACGCGATCCCGGGACCGCTCCATGGCGGCGGCTAGCTCGTCGGCGAGCGCACCAGCAAGCATCCCATGAAGGAAGTCGAGCTGGTCTTCGGTCGCTCGGCCGGTCACGGGTGGAACCCGAACAGGCGGCCAAGGGTGATCCCCAGGGCGCTGATGGCTGCGGCCCCGCCGAGGACCCAGGAGCGGTCACGGCGCAGGCCGGCGATCTGCTCGGCGTGCTCCTCCAGCTCCTTCTCGACCTTCGTGAAGCGGATGTCGTTGACGGCCCGGTCCTGGGCCTGGTTCGCGAGGAGCATGTCTAGCTTCCCGCTGATCTCACCCAGGCGGTAGCCCAGGTCGTCCCGCTGTGGGGCGGGACGGGTTCGTGGCCGGTTGGCCATTGGTGTTAGTGGTGATCCTTACCAAGTGTAGGTGATACGGATGATGCCCTGGGCACCGTTCCCGCCGTATCCGATGCTGCCGTCCCCGGCACCGCCGCCGCCACCGCCGCCCCCGTAGAGGCCGCCGTTTCCGCCGTTATATGCCGGGTAGGTGATATACAGGCCGCCGCCCCCACCGCCGCCGCCGGAACCATGACTGGAGTCCCAGTTCGAGCCGTTGCCACCGGCCCCGCCGTTGGAGCCTGAGGTGGAGCCGGAGCCGATGATGCCCCCGCCGCCTCCGCAGCCGTTGCTGCCGGGCTGTCCAGGGCCGCCGCCATACGGGCCGCCGCCGCTTCCTGGAGTCGTGCCAACGCCTGGTTGACCGTCTCCCTGACCATTGCCAGCACCGCCGCCCCCAGAGGCCGGGTATCCTGACGTGGTGTCCACGGAGCCGGCGTTACCGCCGTTGCCGTTGGGACCGGCCGCGCCTCCCCCGGCGGTGCCCCCGGGGGCACCCTTGGTGGTCTGTGAGGTGGAGCTGGAGCCGCCCGAGTATCGGGTGGTGCCAACCCCGGAGGAGGACGAACCTCCGATACCGGGGTAGCCTGGGGAGGCGGTCGCGCCTCCAGAGCCGCCCTTCGCGAGCACGGTAGAGGTGTTGTAGAACCAAGTGTCGCCGCCGGCCCCGCCACCACTGCTCAGGGTGGTAGAGCCGGCACCGCCGACTCCAACCGCGTAGGGGCAGGAGGTCCCAGGCTGGGCGGCCCAATTCGTGATCTTGGAGTACGCACCACCACCGCCCCCGGAACCGCCTCCTCCGTTCGAGAAGCCGGCACCAGCCGCGCCCCCACCGCCTGCACCGATGCACTCGATGGTGTTGTTGGCGGGGTTCCAGTCCTCCGGGAGCACGTAGGTCCCGCTGGAGTCTGTCAGGTAGACCACCCGGGTCCCGGGAGGCCAGGCAGATGCCAGGGTCGTCGTTCGCCCACCGGGGATCACTGGGCGGCGTCCTGCGGCGGGAGGGCTTCCGGGGCCATGATGGCGTCCACGTCCGCACCACAGGCTTGCAGTATGGCGACCGCCTCCGGGTCGTCAAAGTAGATCGAGGGCCAGTCGGGCGTCCAGAAACGCGCTTTGGCATAGAGGTTCTGATCCAGCACTGCGAATGCCTGGTCAAGGAGGCCGACCTCCTGCAGTCGGCGGATTATGGTGGACTTCCGCACGAGCCTTCGGGTGGGGGCCGAGGGCTGGGGAGGGGGAGGGGCGGGGACATCCTCGACGTCCCAGTCCTCATGGACCTTCCCGTCAGACCCCTTCACGTACCGGACGGTGCCGACCTCGCGCTTCCCCTCGGGGGGCACGAAGGGTACCGGCCGGGCCAGGCCGATGGTGGCCAGCTCGTCGTCCGTCCAGAACTGCTCAATGTTGAGCGGGTGCTGGATGCCGTCGATGGCCTCGCCGCCCCAGGGGGTCAGCTTGTCGATGTAGATGAGCATCAGCAGTTCTTCAGCAGAGTGCAGAGGATGAAGGTGGGGGACAGCACCTGATAGACCAGGCAGTCTGCCTGGCTGGCCCCGGTACTGAGCGAGGGGGCAGTCCTACCAGGGAACCTCCAGGAGGACCCGAAGGACATCGTGCGTCCCCCAGAGCCGTCCTGCTGGATGTAAATAGTTCCCGACTGGCCGACCTTCATGTTGGTCGGGTTGGTCAGGGTCGTGGCCCCGTTGAGGACGACCGAGAAGTTGAGCCCGGTGTTGAAGTCGGGGGTCAGGGTGCCACTGGTGGTGCCCCAACTGGTGAGGCCGGCCGCGGACCAGACGTCGCTCGGGCGCAGGAGCCAGTTGCTGGACTGGAGGTAGCCTGCCGAACCGGCCGCCATCTGCTCGGCGACGAACGCGGCGGAAGCCTTGCGGAGGAACCCGTCGCTCCCGTTTGTCACCATGAACTGGGAGATGGAGGGGTTCTCATTATTGGCGGACGCCTGGTTTAGGTACTGGCCAAAGATGTGCCCGTTGGCGTCCCGCTGGACGACGGAGTTGCCCGAGACCGTGACGCTGGGCGTCAGATTCCCCGCGTCCCAGGCGAGGTTGCCGTTGAACCTAGGGCGATGCTGGAAGGCCCACCCGTTGCCGTCGTTCCAGACCTGAGACGAGAAGTCGATGTCACTCCTGTGGAGGTCCATCGCCCAGGCACTCCCCGGGATGGAAATGGTTTGCCCGGCGGTGAACGAGTTCGACTGGTCAAGGACGGCCAGGCCATCCGCAGCGGCCCCGCTCTGGATCGAGGTGACCCGACCCTTGGCGTCCACGGTGATCTGCGGGTTCGTGTAGGTCCCCGCCGCCACCCCGGTGTTCGTCAGGGTGACCGTGATGGCCGTCGCGCCAGACCCCGTGGCGTCGCCCGAGAGGGTGACCGGCTGGTTGCCCGTCAGGTAGGTGTTGGTGTCCAGGGCCCAGGTGTTGGCCGCGGTCTTCTTCAGGAACCCGGAGGTGCCGGCGAGCGCCGCGATGGCATCGAGGTTGGCGTCCCAGCCCTGCACGTCGGACCCGATGGCGACCCCGAGGGCCGTTCTCGATCCCTCCTTGTCGGTGAACGTCGGGGCGACCGTGAAGGTCTGCTTGGCGGCCCAGGTGTTGGCCTGGTCGAGCTGCGCCAGGTGCGCTCCCGAGGTGCCCACGTCCATGACCGCGGCGGAGCCGAGGCCGAGGCCGGTGGACCGCATGGCGGCCTGGTCGGCCTGCGCGAGCAGGGTCCGGGCGGCGGACGTCAGCGTGGCCAGGCCGAAGGTCGAGGCCCCCGTGAAGTAGGGGAGCTTGTCGGCCGAGCCGGTCATGCCGGCGAGCGAGGTCAGGATGATGTTGCTGGCCTGCTTGGTGTTCAGGCCCGCGTCCACGTACCGCTTGGTGGCGGCCTGGAGATCGGCGGCGGGGTCCCCGGACAGCGTCAGGGTGGACCCGAGGGTCACCGCGCCGTTCACCGTGAGGGAGCCCGTGATGGTCTCTCCGCCGACCAACTGCAGGTAGCGCCCGTCGCCGGCCACCCGGTCGAGAAGGTCGGTGTCGGAGGCCGCACCCACCTGGCGCGCGAGGGCGGCCAGCACGGCGTCGGGGTTCTGCAGGACGTACCGGCCGTCGCCGGCCGAGCGGTCCAGGATGTCGGTGTCGGAGGCGGCCCCGATGTCGAAGCCGAGAGCCCAGTAGGGGAGGTCGTCCCAGGCGGTCGCGCCGTCGCCGAACTTCATCCGGCCGGTGTCGATCTCCAGGGCGGGCTCGGCCTGGGCCAGGACGGGGTTCACGGCGGACCAGTTGGCCGCGGTGTCCCGCCTGAGTTGTAGGTGCTTGGCCATCTAGCCGTATGCGTCTCCGCAGTCGATGTCTTGGTCTGAGGTGAAGGTGGACGAGGCGCTGCCGGCGTCGATGGCCTGGTCAGTCAGGTACACGGTCGAGGAGCATCCGCCGTCCAGGTCCACGTTGATGGCGACCGCGGCGTTGGCTGCATTGTCGGCCCACACCTTGGCGTTCGCCGCGGATGAGGCGGCCTGATCCCGGTACTGCTTGGCGAGATCGCGCGCGGCGGTGGCCGCGACCTGGGCGGCCTGGGCCAGCACGAGCTGGCCGGCGACCGTGTCTGAGTAGCCCTTGGCGGCGTCGCGTGCGGCCTCGGCGAGTGCCAGGGCGGTCTCCGCCTGGGCAGCCGGCCCCTTCACGGTGTCGATGATCTTGAGGTAGCCGTCGAGGAGGTAGCTTTGCCCGAGGAGGTCGGAGACGGGATAGGTCCCGTCCCCGTTGTCTCCCCCGTCAGCCGGACCAGTCAGCAGCGCCGCCATTTGCTGGACGAGCTGCCGCCAGGACGTGATGAGGTCGGAGATTTGCTGGGCGAGCTGGGCGTTGGTGAGCCCGCTCACGGGTTACTCCGCGGGGGCTTCCGCCGGTTCATCGGCGGGGGCCTGGGCCTGGACGGCCTGCGCCGCCTCGACCATGATCTGCTGGGCGATCCGAGCGCCCTCCAGGGCGTTGCGGACGGCCCGCCGCCGGTCCTTGGCGGCTTCGAGCTTGTCCAGCAGCTCCACGATCTCGACCGCCAGGGCGGCATCTTGCTGCTGCAGGGAGAGGAGCGTCTGAGCCACCGTGGGGGAAGGCTGGTTCATGTCGGTTTCCGGTTTAAGAAGTGGGTTGGTTACTTGCGGTACTCGGTCACTGCCAGGCCCACCTGGGATAGGGTGCGGTTCGAGACCGCGTCCGGGCTGAACACCTTGTAGTGGTAGGTGTGGTTCCCGGCGCTCGGGTAGTCCTTCACCCACGAGCTGACCGTCTGGCGGACGCTCGCGTTCCCGCCGAGGACGGGGAAGGTGAAGGTGTCGATGAGGGTTGTGTCCCGGTAGAGGCGGCACGCCACCCAGCCCTGCGTCCCACTCTGGATGTCCAGGCGGACGTCAACCTGCACAGGTCCGGTGCCGTCCACCGACACGTCCTGCGAGGCGTCGTAGCTCCCGCCTTCGGCGGTGGGAATGATGGTGCTGGTCGAGCGGTCGTCGGTCCAGTGCCGGGTGATGGCGCTGTTCGTCAGCTTGGGCGTGGTGACCCCGCCGTCCACGATGGCGTTCGTGGTGACCGAGCCGGCCACCAGATTCTGGACCCAGAGGTTTGGCGCACGGACAACCCCGCCACTAACCTCGAAGGGGACGAATGCCTGGCCGTTGTTCGGGTCCACCACGGCGAACACGTCCGCGATGACGTAGAAGTTGCCTCTGGAGCCGTTGTTGTTGGCGAGCCAGCCGGTGATGTGGCCGTTCACATCGAGTTCGAGGCCAGCCTTCGCCATCACGCCGTTCAGCGACTGCTGAATGCTCGTGATGCTGGAGGTGTGGCCGTCGACCGTGGTCTGGACCGTCTGGATTTGCGTCGCGTTTGCTTGGTCGCCGCTGATGCGGGCGCTCTGCTCGTTGACGACGGCGGCCTCGTTGTTGCCGATCCGTGAGTCCAGGCCCTGGAGCCGGGTGGCCAGGGCGAGCGTGGTGACCCCGTCCGCGGCCTTAACCTGGACCTTCTGGTCATCCAGCATCCAGGATGTGCCGCCCGCGTTGGCTGCGCCTAGAAGGGCGAACCACTCCGTGAAGGTGTTGTTCTGGGTGGTCTGGGACTGGACGAAGCTCTCGTAGGCGGACCAGTTGTCGTCCACCTTGGTCGCCAACTGCAGACGGGCGCTCGCCTCGGCCTGGTCGGCCTGGTCCCGCACGGTCTGTTCGGTGGTGATGGCGGACTCGACGCTGCCCACGCGCCCTGAGAGGGCGTCGATGTTCTGGGTGAAGGCCGAGTTCTGGTCGGTCTGGGACTGCTGGAAGGACGAGAAAGCGGACCAGTTGTCGTCCACCTGGGTCTTCAGGGTGAGCCTGGCGTCGGCCTCAGCGGAGACTGCGGTGATGCGGTCGTTCTGCTCCTGCTGGATCAGAGCTAGGTTGGCGGCGTCGGACGCCTCCATGCTGGAGCGCCAGGAAGCCAGGGACACGCCGTCGTCAATCTCCACGGTGGAGGTGGCCAGCCGGAATGCCAGGCCGTCAGGGGTGAGCGCGCCGATGAAGTCGAGGCTCTGCCCGAGGGCCGACACGCTGTCCGACAGGGACTGCGTCTCCTTGTGGACGATGGCCACCACGGAGCCGTCTCCGGTCCCGTTCAGGATGTCCAGGGCGGCCTGGTGGTCGTCCACTTGTCTCTGCGTGTCGACCAGCCGGTTGGCTTGGTCGATGATGGACTGGGCATTGAGGTCGATGTCGACGTATCGCTGCTTCAGCTCGGCGAGCAGATCGTCGGCGAGCACCATCTGAACCATCTCGTCCATGACGGCGTCGGGGTCGGTGATGATCCCGAGGTTCTCCCCGACGCGGATTTTCGCCCGGTCGAGAGAGGAGGTGTAGAGGTCGGCCAGCTCCTGCTGGACGTAGAGGCACTGGAGGACGGCCTCGTTCTGCTCCTCGGCGGTGAGGATAGCGCCGGGCTGGAAGACGACGAGCGCCCGGTCGATAGGGGTGATCCGCCGCAGCGTGACGACCTCCCCCGCCACACGGGGGTCGTACAGCCGCAGGCGCGTGCTGGAGACCCAGGTGTAGGCGAGGGGGACCGTCCCGACAAAGGCGAAGACGTGCGAAGGGTCCAGGTAGGGGAACGTGACGTCGAACTCTACCTGGCCCTCAGTCGCGACGTAGGAAACCCTTGTCGCGTAGCTCATAGTTTACTGGGAGAAGAGGTCCTTCAGCTTCTGCATGTCCTCGGAGGTCATCCCCAGGACTCTGGCGCGGTGATACATGCGGGCACCTCGCAGGCCCTTCTCCTGGGCCTCCTGCGTGACCTTCTCGGTCGCCGTGCGGCGGACCATGTCGGGCATGTAGTAGGCGGATCGGGGGTTCTTGATGGCGGCGTTGGCCGCCTCCCGGTACTGGGTGACGAGCGCCTTCAGCTCGTGCGCCCTCTGCAGGTCACCCATCTGGGCATACCGCGGGGACGCGATGAGCGACAGGGCCGCCTCCTCCATGTTCAACCCGGTGCGCGGATTACGGAACAGTTGGCCCTGGACCTCCAGCACCCGCGAGTATTCCTCGGGGGTGATGGGTCGGCCGTTGAACGACCGTGACGCCGGCTTCAGCGTGAAGTCCGGGATGACGGTGCCGAGCCGGGACTCCTCCAGGTCGAGGGGGTCGTCGCTGAGCTTGCTCGTGGCGAACGCCTGGGCGATGCCGCGCTCGCCCGGCTTGCGGACAAGGGGGCGGCCGAAGGCGTCTCGGCGGGCCGGGAGGTCTTCCGACCACAGGGGCGTCATCGCCTTGATCTGGTCGATGAGGCTGTGGGCGTCCCGCTTTACGGGGTCCATGTCCTGGGCGACGCCGCGCACCAGGGACGACAGGGGGTACAGGCTGAGCGCGCTTTGGGAGAGCCCCTCGGCGACCGCCTTGCCGCCTGTGGCGTCTTTCTGGGAGTAGGTGCCGTAGAACGTGTCGAAGAAGTCCTTGATGCCCGTCAGGGCCGACTTCTCCAGGACGTTGTTGCGGATCGCGGCGAACACGCCACCCACCAGGGCGGAGGCTTGGTTGTCGTCCAGCCGGCGGTCCCTCATGGTCTGCGCCACGTCGGCGGTGAGGCCGAGGATGGAGCCGAGTGGGTCCGCTTGGGAGAACTGGACCCAGGTGCCGTTGGGGAGGCGGAGCGAGTAGTCCCTGATCCCGTCCTGACTGGCCGGGTTGCCGGGCTGGCCGCGCCGACCGACTAGGTGGCCGTTCGCCCAGAGCATGAACGCCATGGACATGATGGTGCCGCCGACGATGAGCCGAGCCATCGCAAGGTCCGCTTCGGCCCCGCCCCGCTCCATCGCCGCCTCGTCGTTCTTCGCCGTCTCGATGAGCCGACCGAACGCCTTCCGGTTCTCCCCGAGGAGACCCAGGGTGAGCGGGTTGCGGTCGATCATCCCAGCCCGCAGCAGCGCCATGGGCGTGCGGAAGAACGGGACGTAGAACCACTTGATGAGGGGGATCGTCCGCAGGGTGCGGTCGATCTGGGTGACGATGGGGCCGGCGTCCTGGAACACCATCATGCGGGCGTGGTCCGCCGCCATCTTCTCCAGGTCCACGCTGCGGATCAGCAGGGCCAGCTCCTCCTCGCGGGAACCCACGGGGTAGACCCCATCAGGGTCCATCTCGCGATCCGTGAAGTACCGCCGGGCCTCCTTGAAGGCTGCCGCGGTGGGCTTCTGCTGGATGTCCTGGAGGGTCTTCTGGAAGACCTTGGCGTAGTCCTTCGGGTCCGCCAGTGAGGCCCGGTAGTGGGCCTCCCGGTAGGCGAGCCCGCTGATCTGCTGGTGGTGGGTGATGGCCTTGTAGAACTCATCGGCCGCCACGGAGAACCGGAAGCCGACCGTCCGCAGCACCTCGAAGTAGGCCGTCATGGCGGCGTCGAGGACGGTGTGGAAGGTCATGCCGTCCCTGGCCCAGCGGTCGAGCCGATCCTTGTTGAGCTGGAACGGGACGGGCCGCTGGAGGGCCTCGCCGGCCCACGAGCCGGTGTCGTCCGTGATCGTGGTCCCCGACTTCCACGCCTTCCAGGCGTTCCCAAAGGCATCGTGCAGGGCCTCGACGGACGAGGCGACGTAGGCGTTGGCCTCGGCCAGGGTCATGCGTTCGCGGCTACCGAGACCGATGGCCTCCCGCGCCGCGCCGATGCCGGCCCCGACGTACCGCTCGGCGATGTTGAACACCGACATGAACGGGGTGCCGATGAGGTTGCGTATCCAGGTCGCGGGCTTGGACAGGAGACCGGCCGTGATGTGGTAGCCGATGTAGTCCTCCAGGCCTAGCTGTCGCATCTTGGCGACTTCCTCGACCACGCCGGCCGCGCCGCGCGCCCTGTACGCCTTGTCGACGGCGTCCATGGTCCGCTTGACCTTGTCGATGTCGACAGGCTTGCCGCCGTTCACCGCGTCCCCGAACTCGTTGAGCAGGGACTGGAGGTCGTTCACCGCGGCCTTAGGGCGCTTCAGCTTCCGCATGTAGTTCAGGGCTCGCGCGATCTCGGAGGTCGCGCCTTCCGACATCGCCTCCAGGAGAACGGTGCGCTGCACCGCCGCGGCGAACTCGGAGACCCCGCTCAGGTCGCCCCTCTCAATCTGGGCGCGGACGTCCTTGAGCTGGGCATGGAAGCGGTCGGCCGACTCCAAGGCGGTCTGGGCGAGAGCCCCGACGCGAGCGGCGATGCCGCCTTCACCCGTGATGTCGGCGTGGGTCTTGATGAGGTCGGAGAGGTTCTGGCCCATGAGCGCCGCCATGCGGCCAATCTGGTCCCACGTCTTCCCCGCATCCCCGGCCCGGTCGTACAGGTCCTTGAAGATGGCGGAACGGATGTTCACCCAGGCGAGGAAGTCCTCGGGGTTGCTCTCCATGTGGTCCCAGTTGACGTACTCGGGGTTCACGAACCCCACGCGGTCGCCGATGGGCAGCTCCGGGTTCACCTCCTGGTCGAGCGCGTTCACGAAGTCGCGGACGTGCTCGGGCTTGATGAACTGGCGGAGCTTGTCGAGGTGCTCGACCGCGGCCTGGGCGCGCTGCTTCGAGCGCATCTTGCCCCAGTCCACCTCGCTCCACGGGTCACCCGCCCCGGCCCCCTGGGAGGACTCACTGGAGCCGCTGGAGCGGTCGCCTGCGGGCTTCTCGGGGACGGCGGGTAGGTGGGTAGCGGAGGGGGCCTGATGGGCCTCGGCGGGCTTCCTTGCGGGTGCCTCGACAGGAGCCGGCAGGAGCGCCGGGGAGGGCTCGTGCTGGGCCACGGGCGGCGGCTCGACGGGGGGGACCTCGGCGAGCGACAGCGGTGCCCGGCCGGCGTCCGGCGTGCGGAACTTGGCGACCAGGGCGCGGACGGTGGAGGGGGCGACGTCCAGAGAGGCGGACAGGCCGACACCGACCGCGGCGGCCGACAGGGTCTCGATGGGGTCGAAGTGGTCCCTGAGCTGGCCCATCTCGGTCGCCTGTTCGGCGGCGTCGTTGACGGCGTTGAGGAGACCCTGGCCGGCGGCTTTCTTGGCCGCGAGCGAGGCGGCGGCAGAGAGGCCCTTGGTGGCGAGCACCTTGCCGACCGAGCCCTCGGGACCCACGAGGTTGATGGGGTCCGCGGCTCCGCCGACGAGCTGGCCGGCGAGGGTCGCGGCCCCTGCGACGAGCTTACCGGGGACCCCGCCGGGGGCGTTGTACCAGGGGTCGGAGGCGCTGCGCTGGGCGAAGTCGGCCCGACGCTGCTGCTCCTCCTGGACCTGGGACTGGGTGAAGCCGGGGACGATCTTGTCGATGACCCGGCCGGCCACCGCGTTGCTGAGAGCAAACAGGGTCACAGGGTTCGCGGGCCCTGCCACGTAGTTGCCGGCGGTGGCCACCTGGATGGCGAACGCTGGGTCTGCCTGGGAACGCCGGGCGAACGTGAGCATCAGGTTGTGCTGAGCCCCGTCCACCAGATTGTCCACGAACCGCTGGAGAGGGGTGCGGGGCGGAGCCTCGGTCTGCGCCTTCTGCTTCGCCGCGACCTGGGCGCGGAGCTGTTGCAGTTCGCGCTCGTTGCGGGCGATCTCGTCCAGGCGGGCCTGATAGACCTCATCCTGGGACGGCTGCGGGCGGCCAGCGTAGGCCGCCGCGACGGACTGGTCCGCCATTCACATCCTTACTGCTAGTGCTTCAACTGACGGAGCAGGCGCGCACGCTCCTCCGCCTGCTTGCGGATCAGGGCGGCGGCTGCCTCGTTGGTGGCTGGGTGGGGCACCGCGGCGTTCGCCGCCGGGGCCGGCGTGGGCGCGGGCCGGCCGTTCATCCACTTGTCCAGCACGGGCTGGAACTTGGAGATGACGTTGTCGGCCGCCTCCATGGGCGGCTTGCCCTGGGAGACGATCTGCTCGTAGGTGCGGAGCGCCTGGAAGTAGACGGTCGCCACCGGCTGGTTCCCGCGCAGGACCTCCGAGTCAGGGCGGATGACCTGATTTAGGTAGTCCCGGCCGGTGTTGGCGTCGGCGCTGTTCATAGCGCGGCGCTCGCTGGTGGCCTGCATCAGGGAGACGAAGGCGTTGGCGGCGGCCTTTCCCGTACCGAGCTGGCCGTGGTTGTACGCCTGGGCGATCTCCTCGCGGACGCGGGGGATGTCGACATTCGCCTCGGTCAGGCGGAGCCGGAATCCAGAGACGGTCTGCCAGTTCTCGCGGCCCGAGAGCTGCTCGTTGAGGTCGGACTGGAAGCGGTTCTTCCACGCCACGCCCTCGGCCGCGGAGAGGGTGCCGTCGTGGACGGCAGCCTCGATGGCCGGCGACATGTCGTGGCCGGTGCCCAGGGCGTCGAACAGGGTCTTGTCCAGCGCCTTGGCCTTGTCCTCCCTGACCTTCTTGTCGAGGCGGTCTTGTAGGGCACGGGCGGTGATGACCGCTTCTTGGACCTGGGACATCTCCGCGGGGGAGAGGCTCGGGGTCTTACCGTCAGCCTGAGTGCTGTAGAGCAGCGTCTGCAGCTCGTCCGGGTGCGGGTCGTCGGGATTGGTGCCCCAGACGATGACCGCGGCGCGGAGGCTGTCCTTCGCCTTCTTCGGGTCGAGCCCAGCGGCGCGGGCCTGGGCGAGCGCCTGCTCGAAGGCCCCGCCGATGCCCCAGGTGGGGCCATGCGGGCCGACCACGGGTTGCTCGGCGGTGACCGGCTGGTCAGCGCCCTGGCCCAGGTACGGAGTGATGTCCTGCCCGGTCTCCACCTTTGCCATCGACAGGAGAACCTTGCGGCGCACGTCGGGGTCGAGGAGGTCGAGCTTCTGGTCAGCGCCGATGCCAAGGTCACCAGCCACCGTGCGGATGTACGCCGCGGTGTCGTTCTCAGAGCGCGGAGCCCAGCGGCTGATGATGCCCCTCAGGGTCGAGATGCCGTGCCTCTTGGCGTAGGCCAGGAGGTTGTCGTCGGCGGCGGCGAAGCCCTTGTCGATGGTGGCGAACTTCGGGTAGCGCCCATCGTTGCCTGTCTGGCCGTCCCACTTCTTCCCGCCGCCCAGCTCGCTGACGTTCAGCGGGTTGTTGTTGCGTAGACCGCGGGGGGCGTTCGGGCCGACCATCGGGACACCCGAGGGGGAACCTACGGGGGCGTTCAGGGGGACCTTCAGGGGGTCCGGCTGGATGGCCGCCTGGGTGAGCATGTGGCCCCGGTCAAGGCTCGCGATGAGGTTGGAGCCAATGGTGTCCAGCATGTCCTGGTCGGTCTTGGTCTTGAACTGCTGGGCCACCCGGACGTCCAGGTCGGAGGCGAACCTCGCCATCCCCTGGCCCACGAGAGCGCGGGCGGTGGCGGTGGGGTACTTCTGGAGCGCCGCGTCGCGGAACGACGCCACCCGCTTCATCAGCTCCTCATGGACATCGCCGGGGCTCCCGCCCTTGTCGATGATGTCCTGCAACGCCGTGGCGGTATCGTTCTGCCACGAGTTGAGGTCGGCCTCGGCCTTGGTCTTGTAGTACGTCTCCTGGTAGGCCAGGGACTTGGCCATGACCGGGTCGGCCGGCTTACCGGCGGCGGCGTCGAGGGATGCGCGGCCGGCCTCGGCGGGGGCACGGATGGCCGCGTCGATGTTGCTGGCCTGTCCCAGATCAGCCACCGTCTCGTTGAGCATCCCGAGGGCGCGGCGGGTCTCCGCCACGCTGTCGCCGCGGTAGGCGTCGCGCATGTCCGCGAAGACGCCCAGGTGGGGCTGGTCGGTGTTACGGGCGCGTGGGAGGACGGTGTCCCGGTTCTGGGTGATCCGCTCCGCCCGCTGTCGACGGGTGGGGGTGTCCGCTAAGTTGGGCATGTGTTAGCCGGCGGCTTTCATTGCGGTGGAGGTGCGGGAGAGCTGCAGGCTCTTGCCGGTGGCGTAGCCCTTGGCGATGCCGCTTGCGATCTCCAGACCCGACCCGAGGATCGTGGGCTTCTGGAAGCGGGACATCAGGGAGTCCGCCTGGGCGCGGGCGGAAGCCCGCATGTTGTCGGCGTTGGTGTCGATCCGGCCGATGGACAGGCCGGCCTGCATCAGGCTGTCCTGCAGTAGCGCCTCGACGGAGCCGCCAAGCTGTAGCCCGGCCTCACCGGCCGCAACCTTGATCCGGGCCTGCTCACGACGTGCGGCACGGAGCTGGTCGTTGATCTCGGCGGCCTGCTGGTCGCCGATTTGCTGGTCCTGCTGCTGGAGCTGAAGGTTGATGGCCCTCTCTTGGGCGCTCGCCGCGGCACGTTGGGAGAGCACGCTACCAACGGCCGACGCGCCGCCTAGGACGGCCATCGCGCCGATGCCCACAGGGGACGCCAGGGCGCTGCCGATGGCGGCGAGACCCGCGCCTATTGCTGGGAGACACATGGTTCAATCCTGGCGAAGGTGAGGAAGGGGAGCCCCTGCCGGCCGAACCGGGGATGGGCGTCGATGATGGAGAAGCCCGCCCACTGGAGCCATCGGATGGAGCGCACGTTGCGCGCGTCGATGTTGTTCCAGAGGCAGGAGTAAACTTGGTGCATCTCGGCGAGGTACGGGCGGGTGGCCCGGAGGATGCCGATGGCGTTGGACGGTTGGTCCATGGCGGGGGTGCCAACCATCCATACGTAGCCGGTGCCGTCGCCCGCGGGGGCGCAGCCGAAGACGGCGATGGGGGTCTCATCGGAGACGATAGTCCAGACCCTGTCGGAGACCGCCACCGCCTCCATCAGGGCCACGAAGGGCTCCAAGTCGGAGACGGCTGCGATCTCGTCCAGGTCGGACGGGCGGAGGTTCTCCGCGAGGTGGGAGACCGTGACCACGAGGGCCGCCGGGTCCACCCCGCGGAGGTCCTGAAACAGGATCATGCGGAGGCGCGGTTCCAGTAGAAGCCTTCCCACTCCGCCGAGATGAACGTCGAGCCGACGTGGCTGTCGTTCTCGATGGCGATGGTCGCCTGTTTGGAGTTCCCCTGGACCTGGAAGCTGTAGGTCCCGGTATGGAAGGAGGGTCTGTTGAGGATGAGGTCGCTGTCGCCCACCACCCGCCCAGTGAAGCTCATGAGCTTCGAGGGGATCACGTCCGCATAGTCCGTCCCGTAGGCGTCCCCGTAGGGGGCGACCTGGGTCTGGAAGTAGGCGGTGTCCTTGTAGGAGACCGTCCAGGTGCGGAGCTGCAGCCGGCCGGTGTTGACCGCCGACCCGTCCCGCTTGCGGGCGTACTGTTGGGAGAACTGCAGGCGGAACGTGTAGGCGGTGCCGCCGATGAACGCGCCGCCCGTCCAGTTGCCGGGGACCTGGACCTGATTGGGGCCGATCCACTCGTAGGTCGACGGGTCGAGCAGCCGCATCTCCTGGGTCGACCACGCCTCGCCCACGATGAGCCGGTAGGGACCTTGCTCAGGGGAGTAGGGGAGGGTGAAGACCGTCCGGTCGGAGGCGGAGTTGTAGCTGCTAGCCACGAGCACCGCGCGCCGGTCGACGTAGACCTGATGGCCCGTCTGGGTCGGCTTGGCCCCGGAGGTCAGGTCGATCTTCTCCAGGCACAGCCCGTCGCCACGCGCCATGAGCACGTAGAGGCAACCCCGCAGGTACGCGGCGGAGACCACGGGGGCTCCCATGTCCCAGCGATGCCACGCGCTCTGGGCCTTCTCCTGGTCGCTCACCCAGTAGAACTGGTAGACGTAGACCGAGGTGTTGGCCCCGGAGGTCAGCACGAACAGGGCGTTCAGGTCGTCCGCGGGGACAATCCTGTGGACGCCCGCGGGGATGTAGCGGGGGACGTGGCCGGTGATGTTGGCGGCCGACAGCGCGTCGGTGCTGGAGTCGTGGGTGTATTCCCGGATCGAAGCCCAGCCGGCTTGCTCAGTGGCGTAGTAGACCTCCGACCCCAGCTCCGCGAGCCCGGCCCGGATGTTCACCGAGTAGTTGGTGACGGGCTTGATGGCGATGGACTCGGCGCTCACACCGGCCTCGCCGTTGGTCATGGAGAACTGGGTCTGGTCCGACGTCAGGATGATCCCGTCGTTGAACGCGGCGGCGTCCTGAAGGAGCGCCACCTTGGTCGTGGTCGGGGAGGTGTCGATGACGTCGCTGTCCAGGTAGTCCAGGACGGTGCTGCGCCAGAAGTTCCCGAAGTCCCCCACGCACGACATGATGACGTTCTCGTCGTACAGGAAGCACAGGCGGTTCTGGTAGAAGAACACCTTCTGGATGCGCCGGCCTTGGAAGCCGGGGTCCGGATTGGACTTGCCGTCGCCCACCCGCCGCGGAGCCCACGAGAAGGGCGCGAAGGTGAACGTGTTGTCGCCCTCGCGGACCAACCCGTGGGGCATGGTCAGGGCGTTGGGGACGTGCTCCTCGCCGGGGAAGACGGTCTCGTCCCAGACGTTGCCGTTCTTGCGGACGTAGTAGCTGACGAACCGGGTGGTCTCGTCTCCCTTGACCAACCACACCTCCCCATCCGCCGCGGTGTCGGGCAGCTTGTCGAAGCTCTGGACTGAGCTGAACAGGAAGCCGTTCCCCGCCGGCAGGGCGTACTGGTAGGGGTAGCCGGGGCCGTAGGGCACGCCGTTCTCGTCGGTGCCGTAGGAGCGGTTGAGCCACAGGTAGTAGTCGCGGGTGCGCGCCAGCTCGTCAGCGAGGGGACTGAGCTGACACTCGCGGGTCCGGTTCACGACAAACGTGTAGTCGGCGACGGTGAACAGCGAGACCTGGGTCCCGTAGTCCCCGATGCCCGACAGGTAGTCCCAGCCACCGGGGGCGTTGACGGTGTATTCGGTCCCATTGAGATCGAACACCCGGATGACTCCGCCGGCCACAATGACCACGTACTGCTCGGTGGCGTCGCGGTTGATGGTGTGGATGTAGGCGTTGCTCGGGGCGCTATCGAGCAGCTTGGCGACGTGCTCGGTGGGAGCACGCTTAGAGACGCCGTCCGCGATGGACGCCCAGCCGTTCACGAGGTCTTCGAGCTGGTCCTTCGAGCGCACCTCAGGGCTCTGCTGGGAGACCCCGTTGAACAGCGCCGGAAGGGTGTCGGTTACTAGGCTCACCCGGTCACCTCACCGCCGGTCCAGGGGTAGCCCCGGCCGGTTCTGTTCAGGGCGCTCTGTAGGGACTTGCTCTTGCGGAACGAGTTGGTGTCGCGGTTGGCCCGCTCGTCCCGGATCAGGAGGTTCCAGGCGCGCTGCTCGTCGGCTTCCTCGTAGAGGTCCAGCTCGCGGGAGCCGATCATCTTCGCCTGGAAGCGCCGGCAGGCGGCGACCGTGATGTAATTCTTGGCGGACTCCGGGAGGTCCTCGAAGGCGTAGGCCCAGACTATCCGGCAGTCGACCGGCGCGGACATGGTCCAGGTCCTGTTTGCGAGGTCCCACAGGCACCGGCCGGACGTCGGGTGGGTCCGCGGCGTCAGACGCTGGCGGGGGTCCATCGGGTCCAACCGCAGGACGCCCTCGGGGACATGGATGAGACCATCGACGTCGGGCGTTAGGGTGTAGTCCTCATCGGTGTTGAACTCGAACCCATAGAGCTGGACGTAGCGGACCACGGGCGTCAGGAGCGAGCGGGCGATAGCGACATCGCCGGGCACCGACAGGGAGGACACGGGGGCTTGGCCGATGCTCATGAGCATCTCGTTCACCGCGTCCAACTCGGTGAGTGGGGTAAGCATGGACATGGGGCAAACCCTCGGTGGCGAAAAAAAAAAACTGAGCCCCCACCAGGGGTTACCTAGTAGGGGCTCGGGGGAGTGCGCTGAGCGCGTCTAGCCCCCGAGAGGGCTAGAGGGGTGGCTTAGGCGACCGCCAGCTCGACGGCGCACTTGGACCGCAGCGGGTCCGTGCCGACCATCAGGCGGGAGATCATCAGGGAGCCCTGCTTCTGCGGCTGGTCCACGACTTGCGAGGACAGGCCCTGCACCTCCGCGGTAGCGGCGGCCATCGGGGTCCAGACGACGCCGATGGTGTTCAGGAAGCTGGCGCGGTACTTGGACGGGATGTTCGCGTTCGCGGAGTCGTCAACGCCGTAGGGCGTGTTGTTCGACTTCAGGATCACGACGTCATCGATGGTCGTCAGCGACTGCCGGCGGATGTCCGCCGAGCCGCCGTTGAAGTCGCGGTTCAGGTTCTTGTCCGACCGCGCGAGCATCGAGAACTGCAGCGGCTTGAACAGCGCGTAGACAGGCTGGGCGTCCACGGGAACGTCCTTCTGCTCCATCGTCAGCTTGGCGTCGCTGATGCCGTCGAACAGCACGGTCGCGTCGGAGTCGTAGTTCGCGTTGATCAAGGTCGAACCGCCCGTGTCGCCAGTGAACAGAGCGCCGCCGCGGGCGGACTGGATGACGCGCCGGATGACGTTCCTGTCGTAGTGCTTGGCCAGGGCGTGGCCCAGCTCCGCGGCGTAGGGCGAGCGGAACTCGAAGTGGGACAGGATTTCATCGATGTCCGCGATGAACACCGAGGCGATCAGCTTGTCGTCCGGCGAGACCACGATCTCGGTCGACGGAATCTGGTTGCCCAGGATTTCCGTGCCGGGGGTGTGGTAGGCCGCGGTCGTCTGCCAGATGGCCGGGAAGCGGAACTGCTTGCCCTTCTCCAAGGTCTTCACCATGTGCTTGTCGCGCATGATGACCTTGGTCTCGAAGGCGGTGAGGACTTCGCCGCCGAAGAGGTCCAGGTACAGCTCGTAGTTGTCCGAGCCGCCCTGCTTCTGACCTGGACGGGACGGAGTGGAGTCGGTCATTTTACTTGGTGTCTGTGAGTGGGGTTGAGGGGGTTGCTTGTCCCATCAGCCTCAGGGTCCACAGCGTCGTCGGGGGTTATCAGCCGCAGCCGGCCCCCCGCTTTGGATTGTTCTGGAGCAGTAGAGAACTTGGACCCGGCTCCCACCGGCCCGAAGGCCGATGGGTCCCGCCGGGCGGGGATGAGTTAACGGGAGGCCCGGTAGTGCTGTACCCTCGTGGAGAGGGTGCCGGCCTGCCTGGACCGGGCGATCTTCTCGGCGACTTGCTGTCTGAAGGCCGGGTCCTTGGCGTACCGCGGATCGCGCATGTCCGCGGTCATCTGGGTTTCCGACGAGTAGACGTCGCCGGGGCCGGCGGAGACGTCGGCCTGGATCAGGGAGCCCTCGGAGGGGTTCGCTGACCTGAACTTCGAGACCAGCCACTCCACCCCCTGACGCTGGGTCTCGGGGTTGGTGACCATGTCGTTGTACGACTTCAGCTCCGCGTCGGTGAGATTCTGCGAGCCCCATTGCAGGGCGGCGTTGAACGTCTCGGCCCCGCCCGCGACCTCGTGGGCACGCATGACGGCGAGCTGCTCCAACGCCTGGATGCCGGCGATGTGGGCGTCGATGAACTGCTTTGGCACGCCCAGGTCCACGAGAGACTTGATGGCCTCCTCGGGCACCTCGCCCTTCTCGGCGTAGGCGTTGGCGATGGCCTCGACCGCGGATGTCACGGGGTTCGGGGCGTCAGCCGTCTCGTCCGGCTGATTGCCGTCCGGCGTCTCTCCGTCCTTCTTCTCGATGGTGACCTTGCCGGCCGCGGGGGGTTCCCCGCCGGGCTTCTCCTCGGAAGCCTGGGGCTTCTCCTGGCGGGAGGCGCTGAACCGCCTCTCCAGCTCCGCGTAAGCGGAAGCCATGGCGTCCACGTTCACGCGGCCGGTCTTAGCGTCCCAGAATTTCTCCGGGATGTTGGACGGGCGCAAGGCGGCGTCGAGGTCCTCGCGGGTGGCCACACGGGGCTCCTGCGGGGTCGCCGAGACCATACGCTCGACGTAAGAGGCGTCAGGGGCCGCACCGGACTCGACGGCTGCCTGAACAGCAGCGGCGTTATCGCTCACTCAGAGGCCCACCTTAGGCCACCGCGTTCGGCGCGAGGCCGACGTAGGTGCGGGCCACGGTGCCGTTGCCGAGCTTCTCTTCGATGTGCTCGATCTTGGGCGCGGTGGGGACCTCGACCTTGTCGTTGGTCCTGACGGAGGTGCCGGCGGAGACGCCGGGGGCGGCCTCGGGGGCCTGTTCGACTTTACGGGTCATGCTGGTTCCGATTGTTGGGGTGCCTCCGCGAACGCAGCCTTAGCGATCTGCGGCGCGGCGACGCGGCCGGCCTCGGCGAGGGCGGCGTTCTGTTGGTCTGCTTGCAGCTCGTCGGCGGACTTAATCATCCCGCCAACATCCTCCACGCCTTCACCCAGCCGGTGCATGATCTCATCCACACGAGCATAGGACTGCCAGCCGTTGCCGAAGGTGGCTTGGAGGTCCCCCAGCCATGCGCGCAGGCGGTTGACCGCTGCACCGCGGCCGAGGGCGTCGAAGCCGGTGACCACCTTGGGGGTGATCGTCTTTGGCAGCCGGGGGATCACTCCCCGCCGGCCGGCGATGTAGAGGTAGCGGTTGGTGAGGGGGAGCTGCAGCTCGGCTGAGAGGACCGTGTAGGTCCCGCCGAGCACGGTCTCCAACTCCTGGGCCACGAGGCGGACCTCCTCCGCGGTGACGCGCTCGGCGTCGCGGATTTGCCCGGAGCTGATGAGGAAGGAGTTCTCGACGCGCTTCTCGATGCGCTCGGCGAGCTGGTTCATGACCAGCCAGTCCTGGCTCTTTTCGAGCTGAAGCGTCTGGATGCGGTCGCGGTAGCCGGTCAGGAAATCGCCGGTCTCGGCGGAGGCCAGCTCCTCCACGTCGATCCCGGCGTTCGGGTCCACGATGCGGAGGATACGGGACGCCTCAGCGGCGAACTTGACCATCGCCATGGTCAGGTCTTCGAGGGACATCAGGTCACCGATGACCTCGGTCACATGACCCCGGCCGTAGTCGGAGCCGGGCACCACCAGCCACCGGAGGGGGAACCATCCGGCGACATCCTCGGGTGAACCCCCGCGGGAGCCGGGGACTTCCTTGCCCTTGATCTCCTGGTAGTGCTGGACTTGGCCGTTGGCCCGCGTGACGCGGGTGTAGATGGCGATCTTGCCGGACACCGTCGCGCTGCTTGGGAGGTCCAGGCTGACAGCGGTGCGGACCTCGGGGGACAGGGTCGAGGGGTCGACCTCCTCCTTCACGATGATCTCGCTGTAGCGGCCGGCGGCGTCCCTCTTGACCACGTACTGGTCGAGGCGGAACAGCCGAGCGTTCTTCCCGTCGAGTGGGACGTGCAGGAGCACGTTACCGGCGACGATGAGGTGCCGCAGGACTTCCATAAGGACGGTCCTGAGGGCGTTCCCCTCCATGAGGCCGAGCACGGTGCGCCCGATCTGCGCGAGCTTCTCGTTCGCCTGCCCCAGGTCTTGGCCCAGGGCGTTGGCGACTTCCTCGTCTAGGGAGAGGCGAAAGAACGGGAGGTTCGGGGGAAAGAGGGCGAGCAGAAGGTGCGAGGCGAGGCTCGCCACGCCACGAGCGCCGACCGACTGGTACGGCTGCTTGAAGATGGTGTGCTCGTTCTGCCCGTCGTCGGGGATGATCCCCGGTATCGTGAGCCTTGCGGCATCACGCGCGCGCTCCAGTACGGTGGACCGGGCGGCGGCGAGCGCGTCGTAACGCGCTTGGGCGGATGCCACGTTGCTAGTTCAGGGAGCCGAGCTTCTGCTGAGCGAACGCATTCGCCACTTGGGTAGCTGGGTTGATGGTGATCCCAGTCTGCTGCGAGACGGGGAGCTGCGGCGAGCGGAGGGTGATGCCCGAGCTAGCTTGCGTCGGGGGAGCGATCACTGCCCCGGTGTAGCTCGGGCGGCGCGTCCCGCGGTCGATCCGCAGACGTGACAGCCCCTGGGACCGGGCTCTGAGGATAGGGTCCAACCCGTCGAGCAGAGGGTTACGAACGACGGGGAGGTCCTTCGCATCTGCCCCGACCGGCTGAACCTTCGGGGTCTTAAAGAGGCACAATGTCGTCCAGGTCTCTCTTACGGGTCAGGTGATACAGGTCCCGCATCTCCCGGGCGATGCTGCGCCGGCCGGCCTCGAACATGATCTGCTCGATGCTCTGCTCGGGACCTGGGCGGGGCTCGGGCGCTCGGCGCTCAAGCTCCTCCAAGAACTGCTCGGGGGTGCGGGGGAAAACACGTGAGGCCATCAGGGTGTCCAAAAAGAGGGACCCCTCAGGGGCCTAACTGCACGCGGCCAAGGGATAATGCCTGAGGGGTCCTTAGGGGGTATTCGGAGAGAACCAGTGTGTTGGCCCCCTGCGGGCTCCAAGGGTCCGACACAATTCAGGAGGCCGGCGGGGTCCACAGATGGGGCCGTCCGTTCCACTCACCGAACCGCAGAATGCGGGCGAGGCGGGCCTGGGCAAGAGCATCCCTGGGGGTCTTCCCTGCCTTCAGGAACAGGCTCACGACCACGTCCCAGGGCCTCTCCATCTGCACGTCCCGCCAGCGGGTCTCGGTGGTGCCCTTGCGGGGGCCGCGGGTGAACTCGTGCTCGTAGCTCTCGACGCCCAGGAGGGCGTCCAGGCGCTCGGCCGCGGTCTTCTCCCCGACGCCGGGGCAGCCGGGATAGCCGTCGACCTTGTCGCCCATCAGGGTCTGCATCAGATGCCAGCGGTCGGCGTTCGCTTGGGTCACGTAGCGGAGCTTGCCCCGGCGGTAGACGAAGCCGGGGATGGTGAGCATGTCCTTGTCCTCGGACACGATGATGCGCTCCTCGCCCGGCGTGGGCTCGCTGGCGAGGATGCCCATGACGTCGTCCGCCTCCAGCAGGGGGCGGAGATCGGAGGGGAACCGCTCGCGCATCCAGCCCTTCAGCTCGTAGAGCATGGCCGGGCGTTCGACGGTCTTCCGGTTCGCCTTGTAGGTCTGGTCGACCAGCTCCTTGCGGAAGCACCGGAGGTCGTCGGAGAGGCAGATGATGAACCTGTCCGCCTCCAGTTCGGCCATGTAGCGGTCGATCTCGTCCCGGACTTGCTGGCGGGCGTCCTCTGGGTCGGTGACCAGGGAGGGCGGGGCGTCCTCGTCCCACTGGTACTCCCGCTGGTGGACGACCGAGGCGCGGTAGGCCAGGGCGTCGGCGTCGAGCAGGAGGGTCCTCATGCGAGGGACTCCCATACTCCACGGACGGTGTCCGCGACGGTCTCCAACGGACAGTCACTGGACAACCAGAAGGAAGCGTGCCGGTCGCCCCTCTTCAGGTGATAGTGGTAGACGGGGACATCGCAGCGCCAGTCGTTCACCGGGCCGATGACCCTGACATAGTCACCGGAGGCTGTGTCCACCCTGCCGCCCAGCTTTGTGCCGGGCCTCAATGCTGCAGCCTCCCGGTGGCCATCATGGCCTCCAGCTCGTCAGCCCGCTCGCCGACCTGATGGTCCCACAAGGACTGGGCCATGCCCTTGGCGGCGTCGGCGTACCGGCCGTCGTGGATGGCCGCGAGGGTGTTGTGGAACCCCAGCAGCTTCTGGATGCCGAGGTTGAACGCCATGTTGACCATCACGTCCTGACGGACGTTATCGAGGTGCCGCCACCAGGGCAGGTAGAGGTCGAGCTGGTGCTCGGCGTTGGCGATGTCGTGGTCGAGAAGGGCGTCGATCTGGGTGTCGGTGATCCCGACATCAATGAGGTGGCGGAGCTGTGGGAACAGCTCGGGGTCGCACTGAAGGTTATGCCCGCAGCCGATGGTCCAGATGCCTCGGCTGTCCTTGTAGGCTTTCCGGCGGACCCCCTCGTGGCGACGGATGGTCGCCCGCAGGGAGGGGGTTGTCATCGGCACGCCTCATTGGCGGCTTCGAGCTTGGCTTCGTACCCCTGGCGCTCCTTGCGGTCGGCCAGCAGGGTCTTGGTCTGGGTGAAGATGTCCGCGTCGAGGGGTAAGGCGTCGAACGGGAAGCTAGGGCGCTTCACCTCCTTGGTGTGGCAGGGCACCACGATGGGCTGCGGCGGGGGCTCGCTCCGCGAGGCGCAGGCGGAGACCCCCAGGACCATCCCGAGGATGGTCCCGATGATGCGAGCGGAGAGCATCAATTGACGCCTCCCTGCCTACCGACCGTCAGCTCGTGGAGGTCGTTGGCGAACTCGCGCGCCTTGTCGGAGGCTGCGGGGTTGGTGAGGATGGCTAGGGCCACCGTCTCGGCGACCGGCAGGGTCATCCCGAAGATGATGGCCGGCTCGTCGTCCTGGATGTCGTCGTCGGGACTCACTGGGATTCCTGCTGCCGGACCTCACGGATCAGCGCCTGGGCTGACGCGCAGAGGTCGGCGGGGTTGGTGGGCTTGGCGTTGAGCACGGCCTGGGAGGCCGAGTGGGCGGCCTTGGCGGACGCCTCGGCGGCGGCCTGGGCCGCCTTCGCGTCGGCCTCCCGCCGGGCGCTCTCGGTCACGTACAGGTCCCGCTGGGCGGTCACCGCGGCCAGCTCGTGCTGGGTCTCGGTGAGGGCCTTGCGGGTGTGCGAAAGGTCTGCGCGGGTGATCCCGAGGGCGGCGAGCGCCGCCACGAGGGCTAGGCCCAGCTCAGGGGCGACGGCTCGGGACACCTTGAAGATGGTCCCGAGGACAGGCTCGATCATTCGTCGGGCTCCGTCTTGTGCTTCATGGCGAGGGCCGCCCCGCCAGCGGCGAGGACGGCGGCGATGCCGGTGCCCATGGCGACCGGGTCGAAGTGTTCGCGGTTCTTGATGACGGCCCAGCCGGCCAGGGCGAGGAACGCCACGACGGCGAGCGCCCAGAGGACTCGGCCGAGGTCGCCGCTGGTGCCGTCCTTGGTGGTGAACAGGTCGAGGATGAACCTCGAAGCGCGGCTAAGCGGGGTCCCGCCGCGAGCGGGTCCGCCGGCCAGGCCGCTGGGGCTTGAGCCCGATGCGGTAGAAGTCAGCGATGGCCTCTAATTCTTCGATGGTGGCGTCGTTCTTGATGCGGTTCGCCCGGCGCGAGACGACGATGACGTTGCCGGGGACGTAGCCCAGCTCGGGCCGGATGCGGTCGAGCGATGGGGAGTTGTCCCCTCCCCCGCGCTTCCCCGGTTTGGGGCGCAGCGGAATGCCCAGGGCGGGGCAATGGGAGGGGATCACGAGGTCCGTGAGGGAGATGTTGCACGGGACGCCGGCCTTGCGTGCGCGCTGCCGGGCGTTGTCCAGCATCTTCCGCCGGGGATCAGTGGGTGTCGCGCCAGTTGCGACCCCGCTTGTATTCACCCGCGAGCGGGCATCGCGATCCGTAGATACGGCCCGCTTCCTGGATGGCCCTAGCCGCGATGCGGCCGGCTTCTTCAGCAAGCTCAGTCTTTACTTCGATTTGGAACTCGTCGTGGACGTTGGCGACCCAGGCGAAGTCCACTCCATGGACCCAGCCCAGGGAGAGGAACTCCCGGTGCGCGAGCACCAGGGCGCGCTTCATGATGACGGCCTCGTAGGACTGGAGCACCGACGCGAGCGCCGAGTGCAGCGACCGGATCATCACGATCCGCCCGTCCAGGCCCTTGATGTAGCCGCGCTTCGCCTTCTCCTGGATCAAGTCCTGGAGAGCGCGGAGCGCCGGCAGGCCGGCCTCGATCTTCCGCTTGGCCTTGTTGCCGAGGCGGACGAACGCCTCGTCTCGGGCGTCGCCTGGCGGGTAGCGGCGGTTGAACGTGGCGCGCTGCTCGTCCGTGAAGTCGTCGTAGCAGATGGAGCCGAGCTTCCAGCCGCCGGCCCCCAGGAGGTAGGCGTAAATCCAGGTCTTGGCCGAGTCCCGAAGGTTCAGGCCGATGATCTTCTGATTGATCGTGTGGGCGTCGGTGCCCTTCTTCTTGTCGCCGTTGGCGACCGCCTCGGCGAACGCTCCGCCGTCGAACCGGGCCATGTAGTGACCGAGCCCCCGGAGCTGTACGCCCTCGGCGTCCACGCCCACGAGATCGTAGCCGGGTGGGACGGTGAACAACTCCCGGCACTCCTCCCCGTAGGGCGCGCTGCAGGCCGGGACCTGGGCCATGTTCGGCGTCATGTGGGACATCCGGTGGGTGATGGTCCCCATAGGGTTCACCCGGCCGTGGATGCGCCCGTCCGCGCCGACCAGCTTCAGCCACGCTTGGTCGCCCTCGGCCAGTTGGCCCAGCCGCTTGTCGACCGTGAGGTAGTCCACCAGGAGCTTGGCTTCGGGATAGTCGAGACCGGCCAGGGTGGTTTCGTCCACCTTCGCCTGCCCGCTCGGCGTGAACTCCACTGGCTTCCACCCGAACAGGGCGGCCATCCGGGAGGAGATCATCTGCCGGGAGGCGGGGTTGAAGGTCTGCAGGACAACCTTGGTGAGCGGGGCGTCCTTGACGTAGCCGAGCTTGCGGTTGTCGGTCTTAGGGACCAGGACGACGGGCTCGCCCTTGTATCGCTCGGGCTCGTACCAGGGACGGAATACGGTGCGGAGCTGATCCTCCAGCTCGGCCCGGCGGAGCATCAACTTCTGGAGTAGGTCCTCGGCCTTCGCCCGGTCGAACAGGAACCCGTGCCGCTCCTGCAGCGCAAGTATCCAGGCGACCGCGGTCTCCAGCTCCAGTGGCTCCTTCGGGTATCCCTTGCTGTCGATGAGGTCGAACAGCTTGACGGTGACTTCCACGTCCTGGGCGCAGTAGTCGTCCATCTCTCGGGTGAACGTGTCCCAGGGACCCTTGAAGTCGCCTTTGTATTCGCCGAGCCGGTAGCCCCAGGCGGCCAGCTTGTGGGTGCCGAGTAGTCCCTCCTGGAGGAACTGCCGGGGGCGCTTGCCCTGCTTCACCGCCTTGTGGTCGACGTCGGCGATGGTGGTCCAAATCAGGCGGGCCTCGACCATGGAGTCCCGCACTCGCCCCTTCGGGTTGAACCACGGGTACACCTTCTGGATGGCCGGGATGTCGAACCCGATGACGTTGTGGCCACCGATATCGGCAGCCTCTTGGAGGAGGCGGACGCCGGCCTCGACAGAGCCGGCGGCGTCATCGAACACGTCGTTGAACCGGAGACGGTCTCCCGTCGTCCGGTCCACGATGTTGATGCAATGGACGCGCGTCAGCTCCGCCAGGAGCCTATCGGACTCCAGGTCGAAAACGAGCAAGTTTTACCTCGGGGTTAGGGGGTGGGCCTTACTTCGGGCCGCCGCGGGCGAGACACTCGGCCTTGAGCGCCGCATAGGCGACGCAGTCCTCGGCGCTGTCCTCGTGGAAGCCCGGCTTCTGCCACTGGCGGACGTCCTTCAGGAGCTGCATGAACAGCCACGCCTGGGCCTCCGTCATGTGCTGCCCGGTGATGGCGTTGAAGGCTTTCACCGTGCGCTCCATGGACCGCTCGCCGGACGGTTGGTCGTAGGTCTTGCCCCGCTCCTCCATGATCTTGGCGGCGGTGCGGAGTATCTCGGTGGCAGACTTCGAGGCCGAGCGTTTCCGCAGGACAGGTATTCCGAGCGGGCCGACGGGTGACGCACCGTCCAGGTAGGGGACCTCACTCACACTGCACCCTTGAGCTGGCGCAGGATGGTGTCCGCGGCGGTGGCGTCGCCGGTCACCTCGCGGATGCCGGGACCGACGAAGTCTCTGGCCACCACGGAGATGCGGTGGTCCAGTTCTCGGGCCTCGTCCTCGCTCTCCCGCCGGCCGTAAGGCTGGTAGGTCTTGACCCGGCGGATCACGAAGTCGTGGTTGTCGAAGTGCCCGAAAGCCTCACTGGCCAGGGCCACAAACGACGGCGTGCGCCAGCGGGGGTTCAGATAGGCGACCACCAGGGGCAGCGGGCTGTCGGTGATGGCCCATTCGACTTGGCCGGCGATCCGGTCGAGCCGGTCGTACTGCCGGCCGAGGAGCAGGAGCTGGTTCTCCAGCCGGCGGGTGTCGCCGTCGTAGGTCAGGTCCTTGGCTTCCTCGGTGACCAGCTCCACGCGGTAGCCCGCGTGCTTCATCTTGGCGAACAGCTCGGCCGCGGTGGTCGACTTGCCCGCCCCCGGCCCGGCCCAGAGGTTCACGACCTTCAGGCGGGGCGGGGTACTCATGAGGCTAGAGGTCAGTGTGGATGCTCTCGTCTTTGAACGGGCTCGGCTCCTCGTCCAGCGGGACCTCGACCATGCGGCCGGTCACGCGGTCGAACTGCAGGCCCAGGAGGGGACCGACCGCCTCACCGAACTCGCGGTCCTTCAGGCCGCGGACGACGGTGGGCTCGTCGGGGTTCTGCTTGTCGCGCTCAAGCCCGATGAGGGCGTGAGACCAGCGGGCCAGCGCGCGGCTGCCCGTGAAGTGCTTCTCCAGCACCCGGCCGCCCTCCTCGTGGGCTGTGCCCTGGGGGGTGGTGAGGTGGCTGACGTAGTGAAGGGTGACCCCGTGGGTCTCCACGAGGCCCGACAGGTCCGCCATGATGTAGTCCAGCGCCCGGCGCTCGTCCTCCTCGCCGGCCACGAGGGCCGTGAGCGGGTCGAGAAACAGGTCCTTCACACCCTCGCTCAGCACGAGGAACCGGATGTGCGACCGGATGGTGTCGTAGTCCTTTGCCCCGAAGACATCGACGGGGAAGAACAGGCCCTCAAAACTGTCGATGGTCGCGGCTAGTTCGGCCTCGTCGTACTCGACTCCAGGGACGTTGACGCGCTTACCCATGGCCATCCCCGCGATGGTCCGCAGGGTCTTGGCGGGGTTCTCCTCGAACAGGATGGTGCCGACCGGCCGGGGCTCGGGGATCACGATGGGGAGGTCCCCCTGGTCCTCGATGGTATCCGGCCGCATCGCGGCGAGCATGAGCTGCTTCAGGGTCGTGGTCTTGCCGGTGCCGACACCCGCGCCCCAGCCGTACATATAGTGGCGCTGGATGCCGCGGGTCCGCTCGGTCATGGTGCGCCAGGGCCAGGGCAGGCCGTAACTCGCCGGGGCCAGCGCCTTCTCCTTCAGCTCGGCAACGGAGCGGATACCGTCCGGCCGATACGCCTTGGCTCCCCAGATGGCGTCCACCAGCTCCTTCGAGCGGTTCGCCTTGAGCATCTCGTTGGCGTCCTTGAGGGGGAGCCGGGCGATGAACAGCTTGCCGGGGGTGAACAGGCTGACGCAGTCCTCGACCGCCTTGCGGCCGGGCTCGTCCATGTCGAAGCAGAGGACCACGCGCTCGAAGCGCTCCAGCCAGTCGACGTGCTTGGCGAGTGCCTTACGCGCGCCGGCCGCGCCGTTCGGGACGGAGACCGCCGGCCAGCTATTGCCGAAGGCTTGGGAGACCGACATGGCGTCGATCTCGCCCTCGGTCACCACGATCATCTTGCCGGCGTCGCGGGCGAGGTGCTGACCGAACAGGGCGTCGTTGCCCTTGTCGCCGGTCACCAGGAAGTCCTTCTCCCCGGCGTCGTTCTTGAACCTGATCTTCTGCTTGGTGACCCGGCCGGTCTCGTCGCAGTACGGGGCTATGTGGCAGACGCCGGCCCCGAAGGTGCCGACGCGGTAGCCGTACTTCTCACAGGTCTCCCGCGTGAGATTGCGGTGGGGGATCGGGACGATCTCCCCGTTGGTGATGAGGTCCATTCGCCTCCGTGGTTCCTCGGTATGGGGTGGAGGCGACCCGTCGCCCGGCTCGAAGTAGTTGCAGCCGAAGCACCAGCCGTGCCCGTCGCTGTACCGGCCCAGGTTGTCCCTGGACCCGCAGGATGGGCACGGCTCGTGGCGGACGAGGTCGCTCTGAGGACGCTCGTCCTGGCGCTTCACAGGGAGAAGGCGGGGGGCCTCAGAGCGTAGGTGCCGGACAGCCGGCGCTCGCCGGTCGCGTAGTCGATGTCACGCTCGACGCTGCCGACCCGCCGGCTCTGCCCGAAGGCGGCGCGGTGGGAGAAGTCCGCGAGTCGGCTTTCGGCGGCGGACGCCCGGCGCTCGGCCCGGCTCTGGGCGGCGACGGCCCGGCTGTAGCTCTCGATGGTGACGTAGCCCAGGCGGGCCGCGATGGTGTTCAGCAGGTTCTTCACGGGGTTCTCCGTTAGAGTTGCAGGCACGTGCGGAGGAGGCCGAAGCTCATCGGCGGGTCACCCGCCACGCCGGCTCGGTCTTCAGGCCGGACTTGGTCGGGAGGCTCACGGGAGCCCCGAGCTGCCGCTCGAAGAACTCCTCGAAAGCGGCCCGCATGGTGGTCTTGGTGCGGACGAGCGTGCGTCCGTTGGGGTCACGCATGGGCGCGGCTCCTCTCGGCTTGGGCCGCCGGCACCAGCCGGTACTCGGCGAACGGGTTGCCCATCACGTCCACGCGGGGGACGGTGATGATGGTGTGACCCTTCGGCAGCAGGCGCTGCGCCTTGGGGTCGTGCCGCAGGCGGTAGATCGCGTCCGCCAGTCGGAAGCTGCCGTAGGCGGCGCGGGCGGTGGCGTCGGTGATCCGGCCGAGCATCTTGAGGTGCTGGGCGACGATCTGAGGTTTGGTTCTCTGCATTGCTCAGCCCACCACGATGGCGGCGATGATCGCCAGGATGGCGATGACGACACCGATGGCGAAGCCCACGGCGAGCGGGGCGAACACCAGGAGCCACGACCACGAGATGACGTGGGTGAGCTTCAGGATGACGAGGACGATGGTCAGGAGACCGAAGAAGCCGATTTGCATTGGTTCTCTCTAGTTGACTGGTCTGACTCAGGTGTTGCGTTCGGCCCACCAGGACCGGACGTCGAAGCCCAGCGGCGGGGACTTCAGGCCGAGGTCGGTCGGTCCCACCACGGCGGCCTCGGGCAGGGCCTCGGCGATATTCCGCAGGAGGCTCTCCAGGCTGTCGTACTGGGCCGGCGTGTAGTTGGCCTCGGGGGTCCCGTCCGGGGCGGCTCCTCCCACCAGGGCGATGCCCAGCGAGCGGTGGTCATAGCCCTCGGCGTGCGCTCCAGGCTCGCGACGCGACCGGCCGCGCTCGATGTTGCCGTCCCGGCGGATGACGTAGTGGTAGCCGATGCAGCGGTAGCCCCGCTTGCGGTGCTCGGCGTCGATCTCTCGTGCGCCGAACTCCCGCATCGGCGGGGAGGCGGTGCAGTGGACCACGAGGTAGTCCACGGTAGCCATCGGCATGATCCTCACACGCGCTCCATCAGGGCCGCGATGGGAGACTGGCGGAAGCGCCACCCCTTGGTGGGGTGCAGGTAGGACAGGCGGCCGAACAGGCTGCCGACGCGCAGGGCGCGGCTGAACTTCCGGCCGCGGCCGGTCTTGTTGGACGCGCGGGCGCGTCTCATGGCTCGGTTCATGGTCTCTCGTAGAGGAGGGTGACGTGGGTGCCCGGGGGTTCGCCGGGGGTGGCCCACCGCTTCCTCACCCGGATCAGCTCGTGGACTTGCCAGTCGTCGTCCCAGACGACGCCGCTGTCCGTGAGTGTGTCCATCAAGCCCTTGAGGTAGTTGTCGACGTCCGGGTTGGGGAACGCCAACTTGGTGGTCTTGGGGGGAGTGAGGATGAACTCAGCGCCGAGGGTGATGGGACCGGCCCGATCCCCCGGCACTCCTCCCACCGCCGCGACCGCGTCCACCGCCAGCTCAGCCCCGCGCGCTTTCCACTTCGAGTAGTCGGCGGGGTAGTAGGCGTGGGCGAACCGCCCCCGCGCCGCGATCTTCGGGCGGGGGGTCGGCATCGGGTCGTGCGGCAGGAAGAACTGGAGCCGCAGCTCCTTAGAGGTCGTCATGCCTCGGGGCGTCCGACGAGCCGGACTCGTCCCCGGAGGTCTCGTCCTCGAACAGCGGCTGGTCGGTGATCTCGTCACCGTCCTCCTCCTGGAAGCCGTAGTCGGAGAACGACCGCTGGCCGCCCGTGACGAGCTTCAGGATTTGCGCGCCGCGGAGGTCGATGGAGACGACCACGGTCTTGTCGGTCTTGACGTAGCCCTCGGCCTCGACGGACAGCTTCAGCTCCGAGCCGCCCCAGATGCGCGGGGGGTTCTTCAGCTTGTTGCCCTTGGCGTCGAAGATGTCCGGCTTCTGGGACCAGGGCTGACCGGCCCGGGGGCCGTTCTTCACGATCCCGCCGGCATTCAGGGACGCGGCAAAGATCAGGTAGCCGGTCTCCTCGCCGGTCTCCAGGTCGCGCTCGACCTTGACGACGTCGCCCTTCTTCAGCTCCAGGGCCAGGGCGGCCTTCTTCTCGGCCTTCAGCTCGGCGACCTTGGCGTCGTAGGTGTCGTCCCGCATCTTCTCCAGGCGGGAGACGAACTCCTGGACCTTCGGGTCGGAGGCGAGGAGCCGCAGCTTGCACTCGTACTTGTTGTATTTCTTGCTGGGCTCGTTGAGGTTCGGCCACACGGCGATCCCGCGCGGCGTGGTGATGACGGTCTTGTTGTTCTTTGCCATGTAGACTGCTGGGTTGACTCAGATGTTGGCGGCGCGCTGTGCGTTGATGCGCTCGACGTCGCGTTCCAGCCGGCCGAGGTCGTAGCCCTCGGCGGCGAGCTGCATCTGGATGTCGGTGGAGACGGGACCGCCGTTCAGCACGGCGTCACGGGCGGCCTTGGCGAGGAGGGCGCGGATCGCGAGGCTCAACGCACCACCTCTCGGACGACGGCCCGGATCACGGCCTTGGTGTCGTCCTGGAGGTCCCGGACGAGGGAGCCGGCGTAGGTGGCGTTGTCGGTCACGATCTCCTTGATGGCGAACGCGGTCTCGATGACGGTGTCCGCGATGGCGGCAGCCGCCACCACGACAGGGACGACGATGTAGCCGACGGTGGCGGCCAGGACGAGCGCGCCCGCGGCCTTGATCCGACCGGCTGCGCGGAAGTCGTAGACGAAGACGGTCTTCGCCTCGACGGTGAACTCGTGGATGGCTTCTTCCTTGACGAGACCGCCGTAGGAGTTCGGGCGGCTGTCGTGGAAGATCACGTCGGGGGCGTAGTGGTAGCGGGTGCCGACGTGGTTCTTACGGATGACGGGGATGGTGATCTTCATGGAGCCTTAGCGGTGAGCCAGCTCGTCCGCGGCGTAATCGCGGATGGCCTGGACGTGGTAGGTGAACGGGCCTTCGGCCTGCGCCATCTGGCGCTCGGCGCGGGCGGCCATCTCGTGGGGGTCGACGCCTAGCGCCTGGGAACAGGCGACGAAGGCGAGCGCGAGCGCGCGGTACTGGACCGCGGGGTCGAGACCTTGGATGCGGTCGATGATGCGGAAGGCGGGCTCGCGCAGGGTCGTAACCTCGCTCGCATGGCGAACGCGGTCTGCAACAGAGGTGAGGTTCATGGTCTCCGTGTCGTGAGGCGTGCTGCCTCAAGGGTCCGACACAATTCGCTGGGCTAACTCAGGCGTCAGGCGAACATGTAGTCCGCCTGGGCCAGAGCGTTCAGGTCGAGCGGCCCCGGAGGGGGCGGTTCGGGGATGGCCTGGGCCACTTCCGGGGGGAGTTGGTCGGTCAGCTCATCCCGGAACCCAGCGAGGATGTCGGGGGTGTATTGGTCGATGAACGTGTACCGCAGCACGAGCGACAGGGTGTCGGCGTCTGCGGCGTGGGTGCCGAAGCTGTCGTGGATCACGGCGACGTGGCTGACGCCCCGCCGCTTCAGCTCGTTCACGACTGCTCGGAGGTGGGCACCGTCGAGTGAGTGGACGAAGTTGGGCGCGATGCCATTGGCCTGTGCCCGCCGGTCGATGTTCTCATTGTCGACGGCCACGACTAGTTCCAGCCTCCGGCCGCCGTAGAACACTCGCACCGCCCGCGCGTCCACCGTGCGGTACGCCTGGAGGATCGGCAGGCCGTCCGGCGTGGTCCACCAGATGGGTTGGTCCGCGCTGCTCGCCACCTTGGCGGCGTTGCGGAGCCACTCCATCGCGGTCGAGGCGGCGGACACCACCTCACCGATGACGTTCCACAGGACGTGCGACAGCCAGACGGCGGCTTGGTAGTTGTCCGCCCCGCCCAGGTGCGGCGGCTTGCCGGCCTCGGCGTTCTCCTTGTCGATCTCGCGCAGGGTCTGCAGGATCATCCCCTGCATCCCGAACCGGGTGGCCGAGTAGCAGTAGGTCATGCAAGGCCGCTTCGCGATCTTGCGGGTGACCCTGCCGCCCTTCCACGGCTGGGCCTGGGGACTGTCGTCGCTGTCCACCAGGGCCTGGGCCTTGGTGGCCACCTCCATGTAGACGTCCTGGGGCCGGTCAGTCGGCAGCAGGTTCACCGCGCGGGCACCCGTGGGGTCACGGAGCATGGCGGAGAAGTGCTGCAGGCCCGAGTTGGACCCGTCGAGGGCGACCGGGATGTGAGACACGAAGTCCGCCCCCTGCTCCACGTAGCCCGCCCACTCTATGCAGGCGGCCAGGGCGCAGTAGGGGCTGTCTGCCGTGGTCCAGAACCGCTCCCCGTCGAGGGGGTTGCTGGCGCTGTCCAGGATGCGGGCCTCGTTCTCGTAGACCCAGGCGAGCCGGTCCTGGAAGGCGACCTTGTCCACCCCAAACAAGTTGGCGAGGTGGACCGCCAGCCAGAACCCACCGGCTTCCCCGAGGGGCTTGCCGTCAGCGAACTCCAGCAGGGCCTTCGCGCTGTCTTCCCCCTGGGGGTGCGGGCCACCCACGGGGATCGGGTAGATGCGCCCGCGGAAGTCCAGCTCGTGGGGGAAGTAGATGGCCTCCTCCTCGGCGAACTTCTGGGCGATCCACAGCCGCTGACTGACGGCCAGTCGCTTGCTCAGGGTGTGGGCGTTGCGCTGGTGCGTGGCGGCGGCGTCCGCCTTCCACCGCGTGGCGGCCTCGGCGTTGGTCTCGAAGTCGGCCGGCTTGCCCGGCAGCGGCTCGTCCTCCCGAAGGGGCAGGCCGCCGAGCGATCCGCCCCCGTCCCAGACCTCGCGCATCACGTCGAGGACCCGGCGGTTGATCCTCCAGGGGGTGTCCTGCACCGCGTTGACGGCGTCGTAGACGGCCGGCATGTCGACGTGGCGCAGCTCGGAGTGATAGGCGGGGTTCCACTGCTTCACGAGGCGCAGGCCCGGCCGCTTGGTCAGGTAGCCCCCGTAGAAGGGGGACCGCCAGCGGCGGGGCCGGACCACCATGGGGAGGTGGATGGGCTCCAGGATTTCGCATCGGGCGTGCTGCTTCTCCAGCCACCCCTGCACCGTCTCGGTCGGGCGGATCACGTAGACCTCCCCCCGGCGGCTGGGCTCCAGCTCCATGACGAACAGGCCGGTCGCCTCGCAGAACAGCTCGATGGCCTTCATGCCACCGCTGAGCTGCTCGTTCTGGGACAGGGCGACCTTCGCGCCCTCCTTCTCCATGATGTCCCGCACCGCCGCCCGGCGCTTGGAGCTGTAGCTCTTGCGCTGGTTCTCCTTGAGCAGCCCCTGGAAGCCGGCCTTGTTGGCCTCCTTCAGGTTACGCATCTCGGCGTGGTCGGTGACGGCGGCGGCGATGGCGAACGCCGTCTGTTGGGCGGTCAGGCGGTGGGCGGCCGAGTTCACGACGACCCGGCCGGTCAGGTAGGCGATCTCCTCGGCGGGTGCGAGGTCGAGGAGCTTCAGGGCGAGCGGTCTCCTGCCCGCCCCGCCCGCCTTGATCCGGTCCACGAACTCTCGGATGGCGGCGGCGGTCGGCTCGACCGACAGCTTCAGGAGCTGACGGCCCGGGGGCAGCTCGGCCTCCTCGTCCTGACCGGCCGCCTCGGTGCGCCACGGCAGGGGCCGGCGGGCGCGGTAGCGGTCAGCGCCGAGGGCGCGGGCCTCGTCCTCCAGCTCCAGTTGCTGGCGTATCTTGTCGCGGATGTTTGTGGTCAGACGGCTTCTCCAGGAATGAGGATCGAAGGCTGCAGTATCCGCTTCAGCTCCCAGCGGGCGGCATCTTCGGTCGGGTGCCCGCTCTCGTAGGCCCACATCCCCCAGAACGGGAAGATGCCGATGCGGCGCTCGACGTGCCACCTGTTAGGCCCCGGCCACGTCGGGTCCCATCTGATGCGGAGGTCGGACGGTTTCATTTGCCTCACTGGTCTCTCCAGAAACGACGAAGCCCCCGGCGGGTGACCACCAGGGGCTTCTGTAGGTTGACCTCAGGGTGAACCTGAGGAGATGGCCTCATTCTTCGGCCCCAAGGGTCCGACACAATTCAGGGCGGGCTGAGGTACACGACCCGCGCAGCCTGCGGATGGGACAGGCCGAGGATGCCGGGCCACTCGGTGACGAGGCCGGCCGTGACGACGACGCCGAGGATGAACGCAACGACGAACGCCCAGCGTTGCCGGTCGGTGAACTCGACGGGCTGGTGGTGGGGCTTGGACATGGGAACCTCCGGGTGACCCGGAAGGTAGACGCCAGTCCATGCGGGCTCAAGCGCCGGCCCGTCTTTCCAGCTCCCGGACACGGCTCACCACCCTCAGGGCGGCGGACCAGCACGGGGGCGGCGGGGGCGGCGGATCGGGGGTCTTCATGGGGTCCTCCGTGGGTGTGCCAAACGTGCCAAGCCGGTGTGCCAGAGGTCCGTGCCGGCGGCACGATCTGGAAATTCGGCCTAACTGGTTGAAATTCCTACAGGAGGGTGGCGGTGAGAGAGGGATTCGAACCCTCGATACGGTTTCCCGTATACACGCGTTCCAGGCGTGCGCCTTCAACCACTCGGCCACCTCACCCCCGGGCGCGGGGCCTGGGGCCCCGGCGCGG